CTTGCCGAATGCGCATTGATTCTCACAAAAGCAGTTGAACGAGCCACTATCCGTACAACATATTCGTTGATTGCGGATATCCCGACAAACAAGCCGGACAGAGCGGCAGAGCCGCCCACGCTCACAAACAACTTCACCGGCAAACGGCGAAGCAGTTCACTCAGCACGATTGAGGTGGCTAAAACCTTTAAGGATATTCGCCGCCTCACTGTGACCAACAACACACGCGTGGAAAGCACCCTCTTTGATATCGAACGGGATATCTTCACGGATGAAGACTTAGTGGCCAAAAGCACCTGCATGAAAACTTTTCTGGTGAACAAGCTGCTTGCTGTTAACGCAGTCGCCCTCAGCTTCTTGCCCACCGAGCGGGACAGCCTCCCAGATGAACCCTGGGTGAACTGAATCTTCTTGGCCACCACGCGAGCCAGGCTCCCCACTGAAGACTGCCCCGCGCGAAGTCGTTTGGTTACCGAGCGAGCAAGCCTTCCTGTTGTAGATTGGGTAGCTAAAAGCAACCGCATCAGAACCTTTTTGGAAAACAGACTGCTTACAGACAACGTGGAAGCACGAAGCCGCTTTGCCACCAAGCGCGATAGCTTCACGACTGAAGACTGCACAGCCTGAACCTTCTTTGATATTGAGCGGGCCAACCTTCCGGTTGACGACTGAGCCGCGCGAATTCGCTTTGTAATAAGACGCGAGAGCTTCGCGGTTGACGACTGCGCGGCTAAGAGAGTCCGCATCAGAACCTTCTTTGCAAGCACAACACCCGCTGTAATCGTCGTAACCTGCAACTTCTTGGCCACCAAACGAGTAAGCCTGCCGGCTGAGGGCTGTGCAGCGCGAACCACCTTCGCTACCGAGCGCGTTATCTTCACAGCTGAAGACTTAGCGGCCAACAGGCCTCTATTCAATAAGCGGGCGGAAAGAGGCACCGGGCTGGTTGCGGCCAGAAGCGTCATGAGGAAACTCTGAGGGGGTAATGCAGATGGGTTACCCGCAAGCTGCATCTTCCCGAGCACGCTCAGCTTTGAACCAACTCTCCCGGTGTAAATCGAGTCGGCCACGGCGTGCCCTCCTTGTAATTAGGTCAGCTGCACGCCAATGGTGAATTGGATGGACTCGCCCGTATTCAGAGCAACCCCGGTAAAGTCACCTTTGACAAACAAATTCCCAGCTGTACTTGCGTCAAACAAACCGGCATTCGTAATCGTCCGCCCTGCGGAGGCGGTGATCGTTCCGACGACCTGATAGGTGTCGTTGGTAGTTGTGGTGGTGGCCTGCGAGCTTGTCCCGCTGACACGAGCCTCTGCCGATTCTGTAAACAACGTGGTGTCCGCGGCTGCCGCCGTGCCCGCGCCGGTCCCCCACGCCACGAAGGTCGGCTCGGTGCCCAGGCCCTTCATGCGCGAAGTCATCAGGGCTTTGCCGGTATTTGCTAGGATTGTTGCCATGGTTATGCTCCAAACAATTTTCGTATGTAAAACGCAAAACGCTTAAGCGGGTTGCGGTGATAAAACGCGATTACGCCGAGATCCACTCGCTCGCCGTTTGCCAAAATCTTCACTGCAGAGATGGACGCAGACTTCACATCCTCATTCACGTACATCATCGCGTTACCTCCTTTTCGAGCACAACATCGCCTTGAAGCACTCGGACAACATCACCAGAACCTGAGACAAACTCAACGTCATACACACCGTTGAACCACGTAACATTTTCTGTGTCGCTTGGTTTAACTGTCACAGTTGTTTTGTACGTTGCTGCATCGACAATGATGCCGTCTAATGGGCTCGTGAGACTCAACAGAGCGACCTCTGAGTTCGCACTCGCACGAACCTGCATACGCGCCGTATATCCCGCCAATTCACGCGGAACGTAGAACACCAAAATCGCGTTTGAGATGCCAGGGGCGGTCGTCACCACAAGATCATTAAACTCAATTGTGTTGGCGTCGATTACAGTGACCTCTCGCATATCTACAGGGCGAGGGGGCATTGTTTTTGCATTGAAATTCACGCCGGAGAACCCTATAAATCCCGCACTCCAACCATCAGGAATCCCGTGACCAGGTACTGTGAGGCGTAGCGGTATCTGGGAAACAACTGCCGTGACTTGCTTGTACAGCAAGTGGTCCGCATCCTCCCACCGGATGACGAGCGTGTTTGTCGCGCCGGCCTGCAGCTTCAGGTTCTGTTTAGATACCCCCATATTGCACCACCCGTGTTTTGTGCATGTAGCGCGACTTCTCGGCAACGCACTCAGAGCAGTAGGCGTTGAACTCCGCGGCGTTTACATCCGAGCGACCTTTGTCAAAAGTCTCTGCGTCCTGCTTCAAATATGCCAAGTGTTTCATCCACAACAGCAAGCGCGAATGATGGATCTCTTCAAGCTCATCAATCTCTTCACTTTGTGGAGTAAGGGATTCCAACGGAAGCCGGTGAATCACCAGATTGCACACGTCATCCTTCTCCGGCACTTGCACCCACCGCACCTGGTTCTTCCGCATGCCGATAACCATGTACCGCACTTGACCCGCAGCTTTATCGAGGCGCACCTCTTTCATCTGGCCGTAGTCAGATGACCGTAAGCGCCCGAGATCCGTCGAGTTGATGACCTCTACCTTTCCGAAATCACTCGCTCGGGAAGCGGACATGATGCGTAGGATGGAGGGGTTTAGCCTGCTGCTCTCAACACCCGCCACGATGGGCACGCTGCAAGCTGTCGAGGTGAAGTCAGGAATGCCCCCTACCTTGCGCCAGAACGTCATGTAGGCGTCATTCATGTAGCGCCACACCTCTTCATCACTCCAAAGATACGGTGCGGCTACATCAACTACGTCTGCACGAAACGCGAGGTAAAGGTCATTCGGGGTCATTGGCTTTTAAGCCTTCGCTGCGCGGTACTCAGCCCACGCTTTGGTGACTTCAACGCGGTCCACGTCGAAACCTGTGATCTTCTCGACGGCCTTAACGGTGGGCACACCTGCGCCTGAGAAATCCTTGGTATCGTTTGTGGCTTCAATCTGTTCGAACGCTGCCTGAAGCAACGCTTGGCGGTCCTCTGCGCTCAGCTGCTCTTTCGCAACAGGCTCACCGATCAGATCCACCTCAGTGCTTTGGTCCACGCGCTCAGCGCCAATTGACACAGCGTGCTTCACCATCGACGGAGTAACCCAGGTGGGCTCGCCTTTGACGAAACTGACCACGCCGTCAACGGTGCGCAGCGAGTAGTCTCGATTCAATACATAGAGCGGCATTTCTACCTCCTTTGAAATTGGCGGGCCGAAGCCCGCCGTGGTCAAGATCAGTTAGGGATGGTCTCGTTTGCGCGGTTCGGGATCTCGTACAGCACCCGGACCGTTGCCTTGCCCGCGGTTGCGTTAGCCACCGTTGAAGCAATGGTCAAGCGGATGTTTTCCGACGTGCGGAACCCCGTCAGAGTGAGCGCCGTGCGGGCCGCAGAGAGCAAGTTGACAGCGTTGGCATACCGAGTGGCCGAGGCAGAGTCGCCCAGGCTGACGGTATACACAGTCGGCCCAACACCTGCGGTCTCAACTACGACTTCGCCACCGACAACCACTGCGCCTTCCGGCAGGTTGATCGCTTGGCACACCACGGCATCACCAACCACAGCCCCGAAGGTCTTTGTCACGCCGTTGATGTCCTTGATGGTGTCATCAAAGTTGAAGGTAAAAGTGGCAAGCAACGGCCACTGTGCAGTTCGTGCAGCTTGAAGAAGAGCCATGTTCGTTACTCCTTACTGAGCCACGTAGGCAGAGATGACACCGTGATCTTCTTTGGTGCCGCCGCTGTACTGTGTGGCGAATTGAGGCTTCAGGAAGCCGAGGATCTTGGCGATGCTGATGCCAGGCTGGTTGTCGAAGTCGAACTCCTTCTCCACCCACTCAGAGTTGCCGATGTCTGCCATGCCGAGCGCCTGGGCGCCGCAGAACAGAATCTGGCAGCCGTCCACCGTACCGGTGCCACCAAACTTGCTACCGGATGCAGCCAGTCGCGTGTTCGGTACGTGACGGAACTCGTGCAAGTAGATGCCATCGAGCTTGACGCTGGAACCGGTGAACAGCTCGTTCTGCGAACCGCGTTGCTGCGCGTAACGCAGGTTGTCGCGATAGACCGGGTCGAGCTTCAGCTTGGCCATTGCCAGCGGTGACAAGAAGGCGTGGTAGGTTTCTTCCCCGCCGTCAGCGACCACACCGCGGATGTAGTTTTCCTTGGCGTACGCCTTGAGCGCAACGAACAGCTCCCAAGCCGGGGTGTCTGTTCCAACAACGGTATTTGCACCACCACCAACAACGAAGGACTTGGCGGTGTTATCCCATCGACCTACGCGCTTGGCACTCGGCGCCACTACGTCAGCTGCGAACTCAAGATTCTTGAGGTCTGAGCCCACACGAGTCGTGCCGTTCGGATGGTAGGCGTAAGACTTACCAGCCAGAGTCAGGAACGCCATCTGGTCCATGCGGTCAGACAGCCAGTAGGCCAGCTTGTCACGCGAGTTCTCGCGGAAGGTAACCACCGACTTCTGGTCCGCCATGCGACCTTCGTGGCGGTTAGCGTTACGCATCTGGTCAATGCGAATTACCTGGTCATAAGACTTCAGGATTTCTTCGTTGCCTTCCAGGGTGCGGTCCCCAGCCACACCGTCACCTTCGAGGTCGGCCAGCAGGGTAATGACGGCACGGGCGCCCTTCTCGGTCTTCTTCAGCTCAGTAATGTGCTGAATCATCGAGTTGGCGTCTTTGCCAAGGAACTTGTTGATGAACGAAAGGTTGCGGGCCTGTTTCCAGAAGTCCAGCGACCACACTGTCTTTTGCTCAGAGGTGAGCTGTGCGAAATTGGTTTGGGCCATGTCGGCGCCTCCATCGAATATGTCGAACGGGTTTCGGATCAACGTGATCCTTGCGGTGCCGTGTCGCTGGCAACTTGCGGAAACTTCGAACGACTTATGACGGGGACGAGCCGGCCACCTGTGTCGCTGGTGGCTAAGCGGGGCGAACAAGGCTGCTGGGCGGTGAATTGCCCAGCAACTAAATTTCTCGCTCTGTCAGACTACAACAGAGAGCGTGAGAGCGTCAAGCAAAAATCAACGCTCACTCTTGATCAATTCCTGGGCGGCGGTAAGTCTGATGGCACAGGCATCGGCCTCTGAGGCGAGGTTGATAAGAAATTCAGCAGCCTCGTCAGAAAGTTCGGCTCGATAGGCACCATCAACTCCGCTGGCGGGATCGGTAACGCTGCCGGTTGAACAATCGGCTTTGGCAACGGGGACGAACAGGCTAGTTGTGCCAAGCCGAATACCAGCGACAGCACTATTACGTTTAGCGGTTTCACGGTGTAGTTTCTCCGTCATGGTTTTGTCGATCTGTGCGACATCTGCCGCCCAGGCCCGCTCCAGGAGCCGGTTGCGCTCGCTCAGGTCTGCCACGTCTCGAAGGCGTTGTGCTTCGATATCGCTCACCTTCTTGGTCAAGGCCGTCACCTGAAGGCTGGAGGTCTTGAAACATCGGTCATAACCAGCCTGGTAGGTTTCCCAGCCGACCGCTGCCACGAGCGCGCCTACAATCACCGCCTTCACCCACCACAAGCCAAGGTAGTTCAGCATGCTCAGCTCCTACGGATTCAGGGGTTTGGAGCGCCGGATCTGCGCCCAGTATTTCGCCCGGCCGTGCTGATGGCCAATCAGGTTCCATCCGGCCATGAAATCAACACCGAGGATTGAGACCCACAGCTCGAATGCGTTGTCGCTGATCCACAGCGGCCCGCCGCTGATCCAGTGCGTCATAGGGTCGCGGTACTTATCGACCCAGTCCTGGGTTACATCGACGCCGAGCAGCCCGTAATTGACGGTATGTCCGCCGTTTCGCCGCAACCAAGCAATGCGTGCTGCGTCAGACCTCGGGTCGATCCCCTTCTCGCGGCACTCAATCTGCCAGTAGCTATCGCCGAACAGATCCGCGTCTTTGGTCATCATCCAGCGGAGCGGCCAGCGCAAAGAGCGTCCGTCCTCGGTCGAGAACCATTTGACTGCGACGTAGGCTAGCGACCAAGCGGCAATCTTGACGACGATGTGGGGGATCAGCAGCGCGAGCCAGCGCAGACCGCCAGGGATGAGCGCAAAGGCGACCAATACGACCGCGAGGGTTGCAATCAGGTAGATCATTTCGCATCCTCAATAACGATAAACACCCGCCCCTTGGCGAGTGCCTTACGAACGTCTGCGTTGAACTGCGCCATTGCTGCGCGGGACTCGGCAACGCCGAACTCCGTGCCTTTCAGCCCGAGGATCAAGCATCCCTCTGAGTCGTCTGCGGTGTTACCTGAGTGAATGCGGATTCCCTGGAATCCAGGTACGCCGACCAGCTCAAGCACATGCTTTTTGAATCGCGGAGAGTAGGTGTCGCGGATCTCGTACCGGCCTGCTGGGATCGCCGTCTTGCCGTCGATCTTCCCGGTGCAGGTCGTCTGCGTGCAGTTGCTCAGCTTCCGCACCGCGTCCTCGACGGTGTTGTACTGATAGATCCCCGCAGATCCGAGCGCGCCCATCGTCAAAATGCCGAGGGTGAATCCTGCCGCGGCAGTCTTGCGTTTGAGGGTGATTGTGCGGTCAGTCGACATCACGTTGTGCCATCAGTCTGGAGATAAACGCCCCGCCCACGGCGACCCCCGTCAGGATCGCAAATAAACCACGTGGCATCTTGTCTGGGAACATCGGCACCATGACCTCTGCCGCCGAAAACAACGCGGCAAGCGCCATCCAGCGGATGGACCAGGCGCGCTTGAGAATGTTTTTCCAATCAGCGTGGAGCATGATCAGCCGCCTTTAGTCGTTCGATCTCGGTAGTCAGCCGCTCATCGATCTTGATTTCCTCCGCCTGCTGCCGCTCGATGCGGTCCAATCGCACCGGGAGCTGTTGCACGATATCCATTTGTGTTTTCAGGGCCCACCCGAGTATTCCGATGGTCGCTACTGCGGCGATCCCCGCGTACCTAACGCCGCCGCGCACATACGTCTCAGTTTTCTCAAGAGCGCCGACACGCTGATCTAAGTTTCCAAGCTGGGTGAATGCTCTTCCTACCGCAGCCGCATGGTTAGCTGCCTGTTCTTCGAGCCGGATCTGTCGCTCCATCAAAGCGGCCAAGCGCTCTATCTGCTCGGCCATGCTGTCGATCTTGTCTTTGATGTGGGCCATGTCGGGGCACGCCCCTTTGGGGTGGTCCATGTCTAGCTCCTGGCAGTCGTAGCCCGTAGGCATGGTTAGATGATGTCCCCGCGCATTCGCGCTTTGACTGTCTCAGGTAAGGCGCTGAACTCCGCTTCGGTCATCTTGGCGGCATCCGGCAGTTGCGTTGTCTGGCCTGCCTTATCTGAGTCCAAGCCGGACTCTTTCAGGCTTGCGGGCTGGCGCCGCGCTGTGTCCAGATTCTTCGCCACCTGGGCCTGCTTGCGCTCGGTGACTGCCGCCGCCGAATCCAACCCTTTGGCTTCTTCCTTGACCTCGGCTGGCTTTGCGAAACGACTCAAAACGTCGTCAGCCGCGCGCTTCAACGCCACAGACGGGCTGAGCCCTTCTTTGTTCATCAGGGTCCGTTGCTTAGCAAGCACGAACTCAGTGATGTCGTCGTCGTACTCTTCCGACTTGTCGTTGAGAACCGGGTGGTCCGCCTGCAGCTGAGCAACAACAAGGTTCAGGCGCTCTCGCTCAAGGGTCTCGGAGACTCGCGCGACTGCACGGGCCTCACCCTCTGCTGCAGCCAGTTGGCGCTCAGAGTGGCGAATCTGCTTCATCACCTTCGCCGCCTCGTCTTCGTTTCCATCAAGCAGCAGCTTCGTATGCTTCTTCTCAAGCTCCGAGATTGCCTCTTCCATCTCGTCGAACTTGACGCTCTTCGCCTGCTCCGCCTCACGCTCGTTGAGCTTGCGCTCAGCCTCGGCCAAGCGCTGCTCAGCCGCCTCACGGGCTGCGCGCTCCTTGCCCACCGCCTCGTCGAAACGCGACTTGGGGATCTTGGCCTCAAACTGACCCTTGTCATTCCGGGGTTTGTCTTCGGGAGTGTCGTCGGTTTTCTCTTCGACCTTTTCTTCAACAGCCTCTTGCTTGAGGTCGGCCAGATCCTTCTCAGCCTGTGCGTCGGTGTCCGTGCGGTCCGGCGCCTCTACAGCGCCCACTACGTCGTTACCACGGTCAGCTGTGTCCAGGTCAATGTCTTCCGCGAGCATGATCATTCCTCTTTTGTGGGGGTGGGTTGAGAACTCTGACGAAGCGCGGCAGCCCGCTGCGCTTCCTGTTGTGCGGCGCTTTCGCGCGCACGCAGCTCAGCTTCCTGGGCTGCTTGGGCTTGCTTGAGGGCGAATTCGCGCTCCATCTGCTCACGCTTGAGAGCGAACTCCTGATCCATCTGTTCGCGCTTAAGCGCCGCGTCTTGCTCAATCTTGTAGCGTTCGAGGTCGAACTCCGCTTGCGGGTCTTGGTCGCCTTCTGGTTGCGCTTCCTTCTGAGCCTTGGCCTGCTTGAGCAGCACGTCGGCCTGCTTCGTCTGGACATCTGCTTCCAGGTTCGCCACGTTGGCTTCGTCTGCCCGCTGCTTGAGTGCGGCAGCGGCCTCATCACCGGCCATGCGCTTGATGATTTCCTGACGGCGCTGCAAGCGACTGTTCTCGATAAGCACGTCATCAGGGATCGCCACACCCATTTCACGGAGGGCTCGCGCCTGCTCGAACTGGCTATCTTCCAGGCTGTCGCGGTACGGCGTGGTGGTGATGACTATGTTGTACTCACCCAGCGTAAGGTCGTTCAGGATGGCCCCTGTGGAAGGGTCAGGCTGATTGACTGTGATCCGCTCAGCCTCACGGGTGACATCCTCGTGCGTGACGTGGATGACCCGCTCTTCGGTGTAATACTGCTGCACCAGATCCAGCACGTTCCTGGCCAGGATCCAGTCCGTGCGCTGCAGGTTGTCCATGACCTTGGTCAGATTGACCGAGCCCTGCTGGCGCTTGTACGCGATAGCCTTGGCAGCTACGTCCTCGCGGTCAAAGCCCTGCATCGAGTCACTGACGTTGCTGATCGTCTTGATGTGCTCTTCAGCCTTGTATGACACCCGGTCAAGACCTGTCGGTGTCTGATTTGGCTGGATCTTCTCAGGCGGCTGAGCACCTTTCTTGTATTCAATGACGAGCCCTGTCTGGGCACCGGAGACTTCAAGCTCTTCAACGCTCATGTTGACGAGGCTGTTTTCCTCAATCTTCCAGCCGCCGTTCGCTGTGCTGTTGACGATGTGCAGTTCCTGGCTGGAGACCTTGTTCAGTATCTCCTGTGGCCCGAGCAGATTCTCGACAATGCCGACCGTGCGGCCGTAGCGGAAGTGGGGGAAGAAAGGCACGACGGTGAAGTGCTTGTACGGGCTCCAGTCGTCATGCAGCACGACGTTGCCTGCAGTGACCATCCAGCGGATGCGCTTGATGAGCTTCTTCACCGTTGAGATTTGACCACCTGCCTTCTCAAGCAGCGCAGCGATCCGGTTGCGGTCCCAGTCAAGCGGGATGGGGCGCATGTCACCCGTCACCACGTCGACAAAGTGCTCCTGCTTGTCGAGCTTGCGGTACTGGCGCTCCAGCACGCGGATATTCCGGCGCTCACCTACCCTGTCGCCGACACCGTAGTAGCCGCCCATGGGTATGGCCCCGGCGAAGCGATCACGCACGCGCTCGATAGAGTCGTAGCCGTACGGGTAACCTGACACGTCGAAGTCACGCAGGTACTCCGCGTCTTCCTCGTTGTAGAGGACCGCCACATCCTGCCAAGTGAGCCACTTGGTGATGAACACGTCATTCCAATAGTCCGGGTCGTATTCCTCGGCATCCGGGTCGACAATGACGTTCTTGCTGTTGAGCAGGTCTATGCTGACCTCACCCTGCATATCGTCAGCGAAGTCCATGCGGACATCGTAGAAGCCCCGTGAGCGGATGATGCCGTCGCAGAACACGTCAGAGCGTACCCAAGGCAGTTGGTTGTCCTGGCTGATCTGCATCCACACCTTGTTCAGCGCCTCAGCCACACCGTCCGGCGCACCGTTGGACGGGCGGAACAACACCTCAGTGCGGTTGTATATCTGCTCACCCAGGATCGTGCTGATCGTGGACAAAATCTTGTTCACAGTGATTGCCGGCCTGCGCTGTAGCTGCAGCGTGTTCAGATCCGTCTGGAGCCACTGCTCGCCAATGACGTACTTGTCACACTTGTCGGCTTTCTGGACGAAATCCAGATGCCCTCTGTCACGACAGTTGTGCGCGATCACCAAGCCTGTATCGCCAACCACTGCGAAACGCGCGCGAGGGCCGCAGTTCAGAATGTCGAACACCGATCTGGAACCCACGTTGAAGCGCAGCGCATAGTCACGGCCCAGGTGCGGGAATGTTTGAGCCTCCACCCACTCACCCTCTGATAACACCTTGTGGTCTGGGGTCATCTCTATGCCGTCAATTCGAACGCAGGGCTTCTCCCCTTTTGACACCACCCCGTCGCAAGCCACAAACTCCACACCGTCAAATACCAAATGCTCAGCGGTTATGTTCTTCAAGGCCACGTAGCCCACGGAAGTGACCACCTTTGCCTCTCCAGATACGCAGAACTGGAATCGCGCCCACTGCTCGTTCGTCTTGTCGGCATCAATGGGCATGGATGATCACACTTTCCGGCTCGGCTGCAGCCTCTTCACGAGCTTCTCTCAGAGCCTGATAGAGAGCCTGAAGCTGGGGTTCTTCACAGTGAATAAGCCGCTCTCGCATCCACTCACCGCCAGAGGCCATACCTGCTCGCTCAGCTTCAACAGCCAGCAGCGCTGATGGGAAGCCAACGCCGACGATTGCGTCGATCAAGAGGGTTTTCACTTGAGGTGCCTCAGCTTGTATAGCTTGGAGTCGATCAACGTCACGACGTTGTCGATCTCGTTCTGAATGTTCGTCTCGGCGCGGTCGACTTCCTTGTACCGGTTGTTCTTGACCCAGGCACAAAGCTCTTCGAGCATGGGAATTGGCTCTGCGGGCAGAGTGAAGCGGCCTGGGTACTCTGAAATGAGACCGTGCGCACCCTGCCATGCCTCGGCGATGGTGTCGGCCAGGCCTACGACCTCGTCGTAGAACTCGTTGAGAGCCTTGTGTTGCGCGTAGGAGCGTGATTTCAAATGCAGGACGTGAGCTGCTGTCCGTGCATGAAACAACCGCATGATGAGTTCGCCGATCATAGAACCTCTCTGTCAGAGTCCGTCAGAGTCTGACAGAGAGGTTTACGGCTTGTCAAGAAGCAGGTGGTTTAGCCTCCACTAACTCTTAGCGCACGCTTGGAAAGCCCGCTGGACATCCGCGTAAAGACCGAACGACTTAAACAGCCCTTTTTCGCCCTCAACGTTATCTTCAGACCCTGTCGCACAAGCGAACCTGATAATAGCGTTCTTCAGCTCCCCGCCGTCAAACGGGTACAGCACATCCCCTTGGAATAAGTAATACCGGTATCGGAAAGAAGTGCTAGTTACAGGGTTTATCTTATTTTTACCCATTCGGGCGTGCTGGTTGTCATAAGGAACGCCAAATTCTTCGACGGGAGACCCGTCTGCTTTTAACAACCCTTGCCACCGCTCAAAAATACACCTATGGTCCTTTGCGCTCCATTTCAAATGCAGAGTGCCGTAAACCACCAGATCTTCTTCCTGAGAGGGGTCTCCATACAATCCCCCGTTTTTTGTGCCGAACAACTCTAAAGTAATCCTTAAGCCGTCTGGGATACAAAACGCAACCGCCGAGTCCGTTAAGGGCTCAACTGGCCCTAACCGTTTCACCGGATGTGTAACTTGAGGTAGAAGCTCCACGATACTCGCCGGCTTGAAAGACAAAGAAGAGATATAAGCCGAAGAACTTGTGTTTATATAACTATCTCGGCTAGATAACGAATACGAGTACCACCAGTCGCCTGAGATATCAAACTTACGGAATAGTTGATAAATCAGGTCGCTGGATAGAACCTTGGATGACGCCAAGTGGTCAAACCTACCGTACACGTACTCGCCGCTCACTCGCCCTGGCGGGCAGATAGAGCTTTCGTCCTGCATGAATGAGGTGGACCACCACCCGCGCTTACGCTTGGCCCAAGATGCCGCGGATACGTCATGTGACTCAAAAAAATACACGTCTTCTGATGAACCAGCAGGTGGGGTGGGAAAATCATCAAACATCAGGCGGGGAGCGCTTCCGGTAACAGGATTCCCACCGGAAACAATCAAGGTGCCCCTGACCTCACAAACAAGCTTCGCTTCGCCGCTGCCCCAGCTCGGGCTCACCCCATCAGGTACAACCAATGCAGCAAACGCTTTTTCTGACATTTTACTTTTTAACGTCAAAGTGCTCACTGCTTCAAACTTAATCCACTCGTACGCTGGGACACTGGATACTGGCGTCGAATACCTCGGGCCGTATTCAGCTACTGCAACCGAATAGTCCCACTCAGTCGATCCTTGCGCCAATTCGTACTTCGCCCTATCTACATAGTTGTCATACAAGTATTCCCTGCAAGTGTCTAACCACTTAGCTGGCGCCGACCCGTCTCGTAGCTGGTCCAGCACAACTTTAGTCGCCGTTACGCCCTGCTTTCTTCTTAGATCACGCACCGGTCCAATTGAGGTTCGTACATCTACCAAGTCGCCCGCAGCCAAATTCGCATTCCCGACAGGGGAAGTCGCCCCTGCCATTTCGTCAAATGCGCTGTGTTCAAACGGCGTTCGCCACGACACGTTCGACTTGATTACCACCCCTTCCCCAACCGCGTCCTCCGTTTTTCTCAAAACCGTCGCCTTGCCGTTGAGCAACTTTATAAGTGGTGACGCGCACGGTAACCCCTTCTGTTTATTGAACGTAGTACGAGTGGGAAAGTCGCTATAAGTGACTTGATCTAACGTGAGACCTTTTCCGTAAACCTTTTCGTCTGCTACGGAGGACTCCCACTCCACTCGCCCAACCACACTGGTTGTGGCCAAATTACCGGCATAACCATAATAACTGGATGCCGCGCGCTCATATAACAGCGTAACTTCGTGAAAATTTTCGCCGCGCTGCTCGCTCATATCCTCCGGCCAAAGATGATAGCCCGCGTCACCCATCCAATCATTGGCGTACAACTCGCTTAGCGAATTCCGAAACAAGACTGCGTAATTGAAATTGTAAAACACGTCCTCGCGCAGAGGGACGGCTATCTTTGTCGTGCCGCCGTTCCACTCAGTATCACTGCTGCTATAAGCAGGGTCGCTAGGGTACGCATACGTCCAATTGGCATATCTAAATGAACCGGGAATCAAGTTTAGATCAGCTCGCCTATAGCTGTTCTCTGGCCCTGCTGAAGCAAGAGACTTGATGTTCTGAAACACCAAGCCGAAACCCTCAAGGTAGAAATCGTCGAAATACCAGTCTTCATACATGAAGCAAAATACGTCGTACAAGCGGCCGTCTATAGTTTGATCCATTCGCGTGACGACCTCAGCCAAAACCTCGCCCGTAGTCCCTACAACCAGACGAGTCACAAGGTCGTAATACTGATGGTTCGGGTATGTGCCTGTTGAAAAGAAACCCGCTACGTTTCCGCTTGTTGGCCGCATGCTGCGCTCGATCATCAATTTCTTGTAAGGCGTTACGTCCGGCAAGTGTATGAACGAAGCATACCCGCCACCCTCCACCCTCACCCGCCCTGAGTCCTGGCCGTGCTGGTGCGTGGCCTCTACCATGACCTCGTAGCCGTCGTGCTCGATGACCTGCTTGCGCGAGCCGCCGCCAAGGAGCTTCAATGTGGCCACGAGCCTGCGCCAGAGGCCTACGCCGAGCACACCTGCTGCGACGGTCTCCTGCTCGCTATCCGGGAGTATCAAGCGCGGAAGGGTCATGCTGTGCTCCGCTCTCTGTACGCCCACAGCGCGTTCACCACGACCGACGGGGGTGTGGCGAAGTGCACCTGCTTCCAGCTCTCGTACGCCTCGCGCGGCGTGGGCCCCGCTCCCTCGTACTCCGGGAGCCAGCACGTCGTGCAGAGCCAGCGCGAGCCCTGCTTGCGGATGTGGGGGAGTAGCCTCATGGCTGCATGTCCTCGTAGCGCACAGAGGTGCGCTTGCCGCACACCGTCTCGAACTCCGCATGCTCATCCTCGAACCACACCATGAGCAGCTCGTCACGCGTAAACGCCCTCGACGAGTACCGCTTGACCAGGTTCAGCGTCTCTCTTGAGACCCCGTAGGTGTTGTCCAACTGCAGAGGCATCTGGTACATGATCCTGTCCTTACGCTGACATGTGGGAGCCACCGGCCTCGCCGGTGTACTGGTTGAGCTTGTCCTTCCAGCTCTTCGTCTTGGGTTGTGTGTCCTTCTGCCTTGGCGCGGCGCGCGTGAGCGTGAGGCGCACGGCCCAGGCCATGGAATCTATGATGTCGTCGTGCTTGCCTGCCGGGAAACGCGTGAACTCAAAGAACAAGTCCCGGAACCAAGGTGCTTTTTCGTCGAAGTACACCTTGCCTAGCTGCATGCGCCCTCGCAGGGGGCTGGCCCGGACCATCTTGTCTGTCAGCGGTTTTAATACCTCGTAGCTGGGGTAGTAACGCAGTTCGTCGCAGCGCTTCAAGTACTGAGCTTCAAGCGTCTTCCATATCTGACCGTCCTCAAACCCCACCAAGGTGGCGTCGTGCTCGCGGGCGTACTCAACGAGTTGGTCCACGATGATGAGAGAGTTGTCCGAGCGGAACCGCCGCACGTCGAGCACGTACAGATTGTCGCGGTGGTCCTGGCCCAAGGTCACGCCCACGGTGTAGTCGCTCTCCTTGCCAGTGCTGATTGCGAAGTCCCATGCCTGATAGATGTAGAGATCCTGGCGCGGGGGCGGCGAGCCGTAATAGCGGAACATGTCCTTCGTGAAGAACAACCCTTCGTCTGGAGCGGGGCTCTGCTGGTATAGGGCTGACCACACCCGCTGCTGGCCGCTGGCGTACAGATTCCGCTTGATTCGCGTGACCGCCTCGGTGTCATAGCGCGCTGGATGTAGCGCCGTGCCATGTGCGCGGGTCAACCGCGCGCCCTCTGGCACAACATCAGGTGGAGCTATCTGCAAAATCCTGTCGTCAGGCAGGAGATACTCGTCGCCGTGGTCGTTGATGGCTGGGTAACGCACGATTTCAAACGTATCGCCGTCGCCCGTATCCATCGCTTGCATGATCTTTCCGGCCCAGTCTTCCTCATGCCAGTGGGTCAAAATCCCCAGCACTCCACCGCCTGGGGCGAGGCGGGTGTATGCCGTCGAGCAGTACCACTCCCAGATGTTGTCGCGTATCGTCTGGGAGTCTGCCGACTCCATGTCTTTTACCACGTCGTCCACACAAAGGATATGACAGCCCCTTCCAGTAATCCCTGAGCCCACGCCAGCGGCCAAATACCCGCCACCCATGGTCAAGTTCCAGTTCTCAGTGCTCTGGCTAGACGGGTCCAACTTGCAGTCCGGGAACAGTGCGTGATATGCAGGATCGCGCAGAAGATCCCGAATATACCGACTGAATGAGAGGGTTAGGCTGGCGGTGTGGCTGGCAGCGATGATCTCCCAATCAGGATGCTGACCCAGCGCCCAAGGTACGAAGTGTCTTGATCCTATTTCCGATTTACCCAGGCGTGGAGGGCATAGGATCAACAAGCGGGGGCTTTTTCCAGCCTCAACAGCACGAAGAAACCTCTCCAGCCGACGACAAATGTCCTCGTGGACCCAGCCGGCCAGATACTTGGGCCGGAACCGCTTGATGAAGTGCATCAACCGGCGCCTGGCCAGCTCACGGGCAGCCAATTCCGCCTGTGGATTTGCCGCCGCTGCCGCGTTATCGAAGGCCGGGGGCGTGTATGGGGCGTCCGGAGCCGTTTGAGCGCCTGGAAGCGGTTCTGAGGGGCTTGGCGTGGGTGTTTCTGCCAGTTTTACAGAGGTAGACCGCTTCTGACGGGTCTTTTTGAGTGGCTCTTCTACAACAGCTGTTGCATCTGTGCAAAAAGGACAGACCCCGTAGACCAGCGTGGCGCGGTCTCGCTGGGTGTGGCACACCGAGCACTCGCGGAATTCAGTGCTCAACGGGAGGCTCCATGTCAATCGTGAGGGGTTCTTGGCCTGAAGCCATGAGCAGAAGCTCTTCGTCGGTCATGGAGATCAGCTTCGAGCGCACACGGGCCTGGCTCATGCTCAATTCGACCTTCTTCACCTCTGGAGCATAGAAACCGAGCATCTTCGAGACCTCGGAAGCACCTTTGATCATCGACTGCGGATCAGCCAGGAGCCTGGCCATGTCGATGGCATCCATCATCACTGACAGCATGTCGCCTCGGGTGATCTGTGCAGCGCTGGACAACTCGTTGCGTGCCTCGGCCAGCGCCCGCTTCACATCTGGAGCCATGAGCACTTGGCCGGCGGTACTTGGATGTGAGTACCCAGCAGCCTCTGCCGCCTGGGCAGGGGTCATACCGTCGAGCACTGCCTCTTTGAAGGCTTCCTGCTTCTCGGTGAGTACGGAGTTCTTGCGCTTGGCCATCTCTGTCAGAGTGTGTCGGAGTTCGTCAGAGACTAGCGCAAGCCGAGTTCACCGTCAATTTTTTAGAAAAATTTTGAGAGGCCTGACTTTGGACGAGGTACGGGGTAGGTTGGGATTGGAATCAAAGAGGGAAATATCCTCTTTGAAGCTAAGTTCTAAATGTCATATTCTAGGTACGAAGTTCTGAGAAATTTGGGATGAAGTTGTTTGCGGTGCTCACCTACGCACTTTCGGTTCAGTAACACCCATGATTTCAAGCTCACCGTTGAAGCGGTTCCCTTTTGTGGAATTGGTATGAGCGCTCACCACCTGCAGGTTTTGACGAACATGTAACCCACAAACTGTTTCACCGTTAATGGGGACAATGTGATCAACCACCCAACCCGGCCCTAAGATCGCCACCAGATCATAGAAAGGCATTGTGTCGGACTTATTTGCCCACCCAGGTACACGACCCACTGCCCGCATGGCGCGCCATACGTTGTCAGCGTTTCTCCATGCAGGGTCATTGTCTTTACGCGTTCTTTGCGCCAAATACACGCGCTTCTTGTGCGAAGAGGAATGAGTTGCGTACCACCTTTTTGACGACTCTTTACCTTCATCAGTCTTTGCCCTGTCCCGAGAGCGCTGCTTAGCTTTGTCTCTGAATGAAACGTCTTCAGCGTACTTAGCTTTATCCGTTGCGCATCGGCAGTCTTTGCACGCGGCGTTAAGCCCGTCCTTTGACGCCCGCCTCACACTGAAGCAATCACTCGTCTTTTCAACCCCGCACCGCGTGCATTTCTTCATTCTCTTACACTCTCTGTATTTCGTATTTCGATTCTATCAGAGTGAATTCCAAATATATAGCTCTAATTTATTCGCGGTACATCCCTCCCACCCCTTCTAAAAACGGGGTGGTGGGTTCGGATTTCGTTTTTGGATTCGGGAAAAGCACCCGAATCCCTTGATCTCTTGTTGTGTAGTTCCTTCTCAATCATCTGGAGATACACATCATGGCTTACCTCAATCAAGTAGCGAAGACCGAAGAATCCCGTCCTTTGGATGCTGAGCAAGTAGCAAACGTTGCCGGCCTCATGATCCACAGCAGCATCAAGGCTACTCAGGCATCCGGTCGCGGCTTCTGGCAGGGACTGCGCGGCAACGTCTACATCCCTGACGACCAAATGCCTGCACCCAAGGCACGCGGCGCACGTCGCTAGTCATGGCCAAGATCTTCATGACTGAAGACGAGTTGGGCGAGGCTGCCCAGTTCGTCCTTGATCCAGCGGATGAAACGCTTGATCCGTTGCACATCCTGCTGGCGCGTGAAGAGGACGCTGACGAAGCGTTCTTCACCGCGCTGGCGGAGCTGCTCAAAGAGCGCACTGCTCGCAAACGCGTCACGTTCCACTAAGGAGAAACACCATGCACCTCAAGTTCACCATGCAAGGCTTCACTGCGAAGAAGGCCAGCGAAGGCGTTGACGTCAACGTTGGTCCAATTGATGTGGAAGTCGAGTACACGCCGGAAGAATTCACTGCTCTCGTCGAGAAGCAACCCGAGCTGATGGCACAGCTTGTCGCGCTACTCAAGTAGTCACAGGAGATCGGTCATGACGTGGCCGTAGGATCACCTGCTCACCTCTACCCAACAGCCGTGCATCACAGCCCAACGGCGCTGGACGCTGTAACCAGCACATAACCTCATTACTACGTAAAGCAATCTCAAGGAGCTTCATCATGACTGTACATATCGACATCAAGAACCTTGCCAACAACCTGCCTGAACAAGCCAAGCGCACTGTTCTCTATGGCATCGTTGGTTCCCTCAACGCTCGTATCATCGGCGCCTGCTCGCGCATCGTTCAAGCTATCGAGCGTAACGACAGCGACGTGAGCACCGAAGTGGTCAACGGCTTTGCCAAGACCGCAGAGGACGCCATGCTCCGTGCTGAGCTGGGCACCGGCCACAACACGTGGCACGACCTGCTCTGGCTCAGCGCACTGCGTGACGACTACCGCGAGATGCTCGCGCTGGAAGTCAACGACAACGAAGTCCTGCCCTTCAACGACACCATGAAGTTCATGATCTCGGGCGAGGCACGTGCCATGCCCAAGGAAATGCTCGAAGGGCTGGCCGCGGCGCTCGACTGCGGTATCACCGCCGAGGATCTGGCTCGCCTCAACAGCATCGACCAAGCGCAACAACGCGCCGCACTCGCTGCCAAGCGTCACGACATCATGCAAGTGATCCAGTCCCTGCCTCGCCCTGGCGACATTGGCTTCCTCTACGACGAGGATACCGACATGTTCGACCGGCTCTCGCACGACACGCAGGTCAGCGTGGTCAGCAAGCTGAGCGACTCGCTCAACAAGGCGCGTGACAACGCCCTGCTCGCAGTCATGCGTCGCAGCCGCGGTGCCTCGCTCTCCGACATCCCGCTGATCAACGCAGCGATGAAGGAAGTCGAGCTGGCTCTGAAGAACGCCGAAGGTCGCTTGCCGGCTAAGGTCGACGAAGAGATCAACCAGCAGAATGATGAAGAGTTCAAACTTCATCAGGAAGAGAAAGCCCACCGCGTTCGTATCGAAGCAGCCATTGCCTCTGGCGACACGCTGTCTCCCAATGACAAGCTCTTGGCGAAGTCACTGGGAATCAAAGTGCCCACCAAGCGCATCCGCGTCAAGACTGGCGAGGTTGCACTCAGCTAGTTGTGACCACTCACCACCAAGTTAATGGTGGTGAGTTTTTGCATTGATCAACCGAACATGGGACGGACATCATGAACGCATTCCTCGCTCACATCGACATCATGCCCCTCATCTACGGCGTGGTGATCTTCTTCGGCATCTACTCCATGTGGTGGAAACTGCGTCGCTTGAAGCTATTCTCATTCTGCATAGAAGTTGGAATCTTTATTCTCGTTTTTTCGCTACATGGTGGAACCATGACAGGTGGCTTTTCAGCGACAGTCGCAGCACTTCTGGCTGGCATATTCATGGGACGACAGGCTACAGTGCGAAAATAGGCCGGTTCCGAAATGTTCCGATCTTTGTCCGCATTAGTATAGTAAAAACAGAAAGTCCTTTTATTTTTCTTCACACATTAACTTATAAATTTCGGAACTTTTTGGAACTTCGGTACCAGCCTTACGCAGCAAGGCTCTCAGAGGTTCCAAAAAGTTCTAAAGTTCCGAAATTTGACCTGTTTTTGACCAGTTTTACTGTCAGATTGCACCTGACACTTTGTCAACTTGAAACTGACAGTAAAATCACCCAAAGTTCCGAAATTTAGCCCAAATTTCGGAACTTTGGTTCCAATCTGGTTCTAATATTTTTGGGGTTAAAAATGACCAAAATCGACGCCTTACGCACAGCCTATGAAGAGCTTCTTCGAAGTGAATGGGAACCGGGAATAAGATACAACCTGAGCCAGACGTTTACCCGACACGCATACGAACTCATGCCCTATTTACTCGAATGCGTGGCTGTCCTGCACAACAAGATGAATCCTCTACGAAATAACCAAGAGAATCACATCCGCGCACTGAATGTCTTGGAGCACTTGAAATGAAAACCTGGATCAATACCAAATTTGAAGGCTTCTACCCTGTAGGAACATCAGCCGTGGTTGCAGCAAAAACAAAAACAAAAGAAGAAGCTGCAAATCTTTTGAACAATGAACTGGTAAAAGTTGGATTAAAACCAACAGCCAAAGCTGCGGACTTTGAACATTTCCCAGTAAAAGAGCCAAATGTAAGAATACTGGCTGACGGAAACTACTAACCCTCACCCAACTCTGTCCCCACTTTTCTTGTTTGACACTCTCTGATGCTTTCTGTCAGAGTACGAACCTCGCGCTGAGAGACTCCCATGATCAAACTCACCTTTCTTTACGCTTCTGTGCCGCTGACCAAGCGGATAGTGAAGAACCGTGATGGTTCAATCACGAAAGACAGCTACCCTCATGTAGCCAACTTCACCAGCAAGACTCACACGGTGAAGTCTCTCAACGACATGTTTGAAGTCATCCAGGCGGCTGTGAATGACCCGGCCAAGCCATGCCTGCTCAAAGGCACTATCCAGCGGGAACTCAGAAACGAGTCACGTGCTGGATCAACCAGCAGTAACACCAACACAACATGGGTCTGCTTCGACCTGGACAAAGCGCCATTCAGCAGTCCTGAAGAGTTCATGCTGGCCATGAAGCTCGATGATGTGAGCTACATCATCCAGTACAGCTCCAGCTACAAGCTCAATCCCAAGGACAAAACCCTCAGCTGTCACATCATCTGCATGCTCGACAAAGCCATGCAACCGAGCCAGCTCAAAGCCTGGCTGATGTACAGCAACTTCACATTGAAGCCGTTGCGCAACGCACTGACTCTGACAAACTCTGCCGGATCAGGACTGCACTTCAGCTTGGACATCACACTCTGTCAGAACGACCGCCTGCTCTACATCGCAGAGCCGATCTTCGTGAACATGACCAGTCCGATCAAAACCAGTGACCGGCTGAAGCTCGTAAAGAAATCACTGGCCACCCTGCCCCACACACGCATCGCACTCAAAGCACTGGATGCGTTGACCAAGGAAAAACGCGAGATCTGGAACCAGCTGCGTGAAGCTGCTGGAATGAAGAAGATCGCAACAAAGAGCACACAGCAAGGCGAATACACAATTCAGAAAGGCCTGGGGGAAGTTAACGGCTACGAAGTATTCGATAGCCTTGATAGTGAGTTCATCTACTACAATTTCATGCGCACTGACGGCACCATGGGTGACTCTCGCGCTTACTACCATCCACGCAACAACTTCGAACTCATCCACAACTTCAAGGGCGAAGATTCAATGCTCATGAAGGAAGTGATGCCTGAGCGTTACGCAGAGCTGACACGTGAACTGAAAGGCGACCTCGCCTCAGTCTCTGAAGACGGCGATGTGATGCTGGCGTTCCGCAACAGCGAAGACAGTGAGTATTACAGCTGTCTCTGGAACGCAGAAGCTCATCAGCTCTGGCTCAAACGAGTCAAGAGCAAGGACGCACTCAACGACTGGGTGTTGAGCCATGGCAGGAACCCAGGGCCATTCATCCCGACATGGGAAATCACCTTCGACCCACAGTCAGACATCGTGGTGAATGTTGAAGGCAAAACCATCAACACTTTCATTTGTCCGCCACTCTTACGTTGTCACACAGAGTATGTAGGCAAGTCGTGGGATAGCGTCAGAGCACTGATCGAACATGTCCTCGGAGGGAACAAGGATTGTGTTGAGCACTTCTTGAACCACCTGGCTGTGGTGTTTCAAAAACGTGAAAAGCCGGGTACTGCATGGGTGTTACACGGCATAGAAGGCACAGGGAAAGGGATCTTGGTCAACGTCGTGCTCAGAGGAATCCTGGGCCACTACGTCGCCATCAAACCAGCTGGTCAGCTTGAAGATCAATTCAACGAATGGATTGAACGCGCTCTCATTGGCTTCATCGACGAAATAGAAGCAGACGCTCTGACGAACAAGAGCACTGAAGGCATGCTCCGCAACATGGTGACAGAGCCTACGTTCAGCGTCAGGCGCATGCGTGAGGCGGCAAAGGAAGTCCGTAGCTACACCATGATCATCATGAGTGCAAACAGGCCACAGCCCGTACGCATCCCGCCGAATGATCGTCGCTACAACGTGGGTGATTACCAGACAGTCATGCTCAAAGAAATGCTGAGCACGCGCTACAGCATAACCCCGGTTGAATTCATCAAGAAACTCCAAAGCGAGTTGGGTGCATTTACTCACTACCTGATGACGCGCAAAGCATGCGTCACCACGGCAACTACAGCACTGATGACCGAGGCGAAAGCAAAGGTTCAAGAGCTGTCACTCACCAGCATCGACGAAACAGCACGTGCGTTGCTCACAGGGGACTTTGAGCAACTACACAGCTGCATGCCAGACGAGAACCTGCTGATGGAGATGGGTGACCAGAACATGATCGCCCGTGGGTATGCAGCCTTGATGAAACGCTGGAGCGAGGAAGCCATAACCCGCGCTACACGTGACGAGCTGGGTGTGATCTTCGAGCACTGCTGTGGCGGCACACCACGTAGTCCGAACAAGCTCACAAGCATGCTTCGTCACCATGGCATCAGCACAAAAAAGATGAAGGTGGATAACGGCGCGTTCTATGGATTAGAAATTGAATGGCAGACGCCATCTCGTGAACGCAAGGCACTCATGCCCACAACACAACGTCAAACACTCAAGAGGGTTAAATGAAATGGGAAGCTACACAGAACTTGTGCTCAAAGCACGTGTGAAATCAATAATCCCTGACAACGTCGAGGCAATTTTGAACTTCATGTTTAACGACGCGGGGGAACCTGCTCCAGAAACATGGCCTGATCATCAATTCTTTAAGTGTGATCGCTGGCAGGCCCTTGGACGTTCGAACAGCTACTACCACGTGCCGTGGACGAACAGCCGATATGCCGACGGGTACATCTTCAGTCGCAGTGATTTGAAAAACTACGACGATGAGATTAGTCATTTCATCAATTGGCTGACTCAATATCTAGACGATGAGCCGGGCAATTGCATCGGTTGGTCGTGGTATGAAAATGAACATCAACCGACCTTGTTGGTGCTCTGAACCATGCTGACCAAACTCAAGGCGCATCTCATGCGCAAATGGGCAACAGACTTCGGTCTGACCATCGTGAAGATCCGCATCATCGACGACACGGAATACCTCGTCTGTCATGACGGGCATATGCGCAAACTCGCTAAAAGGGAAAAGAAATGAAGAACCTCATGATCGACCTGGAGACCATGGGTAACACACCCAATGCAGCCATCATCGCCATCGGCGCTGTGGAATTCGACCCGGTCAAGATGAAACTCGGCAAGGAGTTCTACAAAGTCATCGACCTTGCATCCGCTGTTGAATACGGCGGAGCTATGGACCCGAGCACGGTACTCTGGTGGATGCAGCAGAGCGACGAGGCACGGGCTGCGTTCCAACGTAAAGGCGAGACCATGCCGGACGCACTCATCGCGTTCATGCACTTCGCTCTCGGCTGCGCAGTCAAGAAGGACATGGTTGTATGGGGTAACGGGGCTGACTTCGACAACGTGATCCTGGGCAGCGCGTTACGCAATTGCGGTATCGAACAGCCGTGGATGTTCTACAACAACCGCTGCTATCGCACACTCAAGAACATGAACCCAAGCATCAAGATGACGCGGAGTGGCACACACCACAACGCGCTCGACGATGCTAAAGACCAGGTTCTGCACCTCTTCGAACTTTTCGATTCTCTGACTTAACAACACGGAGGGGGCTAGCTATGTAGATCAAATACCAACAACGGTGCTGGCCGTCTCCCCAGCACCTACAGAACTGCAACTGAGTGCCAATAATGTCGACTTGCGGCATTCGGATGCAGTTCTGTGGGTAGGGCTAGATCCATCTAATTAGATGTGCCCACATGGCTTTGCAGGCTGGGAAGAAACCTGCCCCCACATGAGCGGGCGTACTCGCTAACCGAAAGCGCAAGTCTCATGAATCGGTGACTTTGCTGGTGGGAAAGAAACCAGCACCTACAAGCAAGCGCAGAAGACGCAGGCGTGCGTCGGAATGCCGACAACTGGAGTAGCGACCAGTGCGCTTGACTTGTGGGTAAAAGAGGATCGTTACAGGACGCTGTAACTATGTTTCGCAGGGCATGCCTGCGAGACTGAGCTAATCGACAATTATGCCAATCTGAGGAAGCACCTCGATGATGAATAGGTCACCCACATGACTTTGCTGGTGGGAAAGAAACCAGCACCTACAAAGCAGCACCCTTTTGGCGAGTTGCATACTGGCCTTGGAATCCGCAAGAGACCAAACAGACTTGCACGGTAGCCGTTCCGGCCGGAGAAGGGCGCTGCTTTGTGGGTTAAGCACACTGAATCGCCTTACCTTGTACCTCCGTGCATTCGGATAAAGGTGCCGATGAAAGCAAGGACAGTTGTGTCGGATCAGGGGTTCCTAGTCGCCCACTCACTTCAACTTTAACGAGGACAAAGTCATGCAAGTCAAAATCAAGAAGCTGCACCCCGAAGCAATCATTCCTACCTATGCAACACCCGGTGCAGCGTGCTTTGACCTACATGCCCTCTCATTGAGTGCAACATACCATGTGGGTCAATACGCGCCTGATGTTATCGCCACAGGCCTGGCGTTCGAAGTTCCTCAAGATCACGTCATGCTGGTCTTTAGCCGCAGTGGCCACGGGTTCAACTACGGTGTGCGTCTGGCCAACTGCGTTGGTGTGATTGACAGCGATTACCGCGGTGAAGTGAAAGTGAAACTCACAGTAGACACACCTGATTGCGGCCTTCACATCAAACACGGCGACCGCATCGCCCAAGCCATGATCCTGCCCATCCAACAGGCGGTCTTTGAAGTAGTCGACGAACTCAGTTCAACTGAACGTGGCGCTGGCGGCTTCGGCCATACAGGCCGTTAAACATGCCGAGCAAAAATGACAATCGGCACAAGATTATCGGCGGAAGACATCGAGCGCTGGCACGTTATTACATGATGTGCCACCGAGTGAAAAACACCCGTACGTCGAAGAACGCATCCTATAAAGGCGTTCAAGTGTTGGTATCAAAAGAAGATTTTGTTAAATGGTTCATGGCGAGAGATTTCGAGAGATGTTCTATTGATCGAATAGATAACAACGGCCACTACGATCTTTTAAATATGCAAGTTATACCTCTAACAGAAAACATCGCAAAAGACAAACGCTTAGCCAATAACGGGGTTTGTAGATGCTATGTGTGCAAACAACAAAAAACACTCAATGACTTCGTTTCTGACAACAGACGAACAACCGGAAAATCCACGATCTGCAAAGCATGCGACTCAAAACGGGTAAAAAACGAAAGTCGTGAAGCAAGAGAACAGCGGCGTAAACGAGAAGCAGTCAGTTATCAAAAACGAAAAGCATCGAAAGGTCTCTTAAAATGAACGCGCCCCGCCCAAATCAAACAATCAAGTCCTGGTCCTACTCGCGCCTCATTGACTTTGAAAGCTGTCGTTTCAAAGCCTGGCTCAAGTACGGGGAACGCATCCCTGATCCAAGACCCAGTCCAGCCGCAGAACGTGGAACAGCCATACACCAACTGGCTGAAGACTTTGTCCGCGGCAAGATCAAGACCTTGCCGAAAGAACTGAACAAGTTCGCTGATGAATACAAGAGCCTGCGCGAGAAGTTCCTCGCCAAGCAAGCCACATTGGAAGAAGACTGGGCGTTCAACAATCTGTGGACCCCACACGACTGGAAGACGGGATGGCTTCGTATGAAGCTGGACGCATCCGTCATGCTGAGCCCAACACACGCTGTGGTGATTGATTACAAAACAGGCAAGAAGTTCGGCAACGAACTCAAGCACGCCGAACAGCTGCAGCTCTATGCACTGGCCATGCTCTTGCGTAACGACAAGATCACCAAGGTGACGGCAGAACTCTGGTATCTCGACGCAGACGACATCACGACTCTGACACTCTCTCGTGAACAAGGCCTCAGATACCTTAAGAACTTCGACAGACGAGGTCTTCGCATGACATCCGCGACGGACTTCAAACCAAACCCAAATGAGCACAGCTGTCGCTGGTGTCCGTACGGACCAGGCGGCACGGGCCACTGCAAATCAGGAGTCTGAAAATGATCACCATCATCACAACTTTGGCCGGCGTATTTCTGCTGCTGGCGGTCCTCTTTGCACTAGCAGTCGTCGTGATCTCAACAACGATGTACATAGACCTCAAGCGCTCACAACAGGCTTACGAGCGCTGTATCCGCGAAGGATGGATCAAAGGCCCTGACGCATGAGCGCCAGATGCTTCGCAGTTAACGCTCGTAAATCACGTTGCTCTAAAGGTGCCACTCATGAACGCCAAGGCTGCCCGGTCTGCCAAACCCACTTCCACAGTGCCAAGTTTATTCAAGCACCAGAAACAAAGTCTCGCGCTACTGAGAACTCAGCCCGAAGTTTTCGATATGAGCGACCCTGGGTGCGTGAGCGCTGATACTGAGTTCTTAACGCCAAACGGATGGAAAAGAATTGACGCCTATTCAAATGGCGACAAAGTAGCTCAGTTCTACCCCGACTCACGTGAAATAGAATTCATTGAGCCAATTGCATACGTGAAACGCCCCTGCTCGAAAATGATAGCGATAGCTCCCGTGCGAGGTACATCGCAACGGTTATCACATGAGCATCGAGTGCTGTTCTATAAGCAAGACGGATCATACGACGTAATGAGTGCATCCGATTACAAAGCAGCACTGCATCAAAAAGGCCCTGGCCATTTTAACGCCAAGTTCTGCAGCACCTTCTCTGTTCGAGGACATAACGTGCTCGATTTAAGCGATGCGGATTTGAGAGTAATGGTCGCCGTAATTGCAGATGGGCACTTTGGCAGCAAAACTCTGCGTTGTACGATGCGCTTGAAAAAAGCACGCAAAATCGTTCGGATTAAAGCGCTGCTTGAACAAGCAAATATCCCGTTCCACGAGCGCCAATGCAATGGTACTCCTGATTTTCAAGTCATTACGTTCGAAGCACCGCGTAGGCAAAAAGAATTTGAATCAGATTGGTGGAGAAGCACGCAAAACCAACTTGAAGTAATTGCAGATGAACTGCCTCACTGGGATTCAGCTGAAGACAAGCGCCCCAGCTCAGGAACACGTTTTAGCACGTTCATTGAATCAACAGCCAATTTTGCTCAGTACGCGTTTTCTGCAGCGAAACGCCCAAGCTCTTTGACGTTCAGTTATCGCGATAGAACAGCTGAAGGTCGTGGAAAAATGTTGGAGTATGTTGTTCATGCTCGCGCTAAGGATCAGCTCATTGGTCCAGGACGGGCTACTTCTGTTTTTGAAATTGACAACCCAGAAGGATTCAAATACTGCTTCGAAGTCCCGACCAGTTTCCTGCTGCTGCGACACAATGGGTACATTTTTGCGACAGGTAACACGGGAAAAACAGCCGTTGAGATCGTCGACTTTGCAGAGCGCCGAAGTAAAGGCGCACCACCTGCAATCATCCTGGCTACGAAGTCACTGCTGACATCAGCTTGGCAGAATGACTTCACCACCTTCGCTCCAGACCTACGCACCTCAGTGG